CTGTTCGGCGGGTCGATGCTGTTCGAATCCACCCGCCTAGCCTCTGGGAAGGTTATTACAAAACAGAAACTCCAGTACCCGGTTCGGATACTGGAGTTCTTGGTGGGCGCGGGTGGATTCGAACAACCACGGCTTTGTTCCACCCAAGCCTTTGGATTTCAAAAAGTTAGGAATTATGCAGATTTTCGGACACCCAAAATGGAATACGAAACCTTTTCGGCCCGGACGCAACGTTAAAAGTGGGTTGCAAAGTGGGTTATTCCTCGGTGTCCGGGGCGTACTCGGCCAGCACTCCGGAGATGGTCTGCGCAGTGGCAACATCACGGCCCGTGACATCATGTGCGTACCAGCCGAAGGTATCCATACTGCGGCTGTGGCCGACCATGCGGCGCAGCTGAGCGGGTGATACCGCATCCGCAACCATGCTGACAAAGGTGTGCCGCAGTTCGTACAGGCTGATGGGTGGGTCAATGCCGTTGCAGCGCTGATAGAACTTCCAGTAGTTATACAGGCTCTGCTGGTTGGACAGCAGAAACAGCGGATCGTCATTCGTCAGCGGTCGCTCCTCTTCCATCGTGCGCTGCCGGAGCTGGGCGTAGATCTCGTTCACGGCCAGAGGGTGCAGTACTACCGTCCGGATGGCATTCTCATTTTTGCCGCTGGTCTCCTCGTTCTGGCGGTTGATGGCCCGGCCAATGTGGAGCCGGTCTCCGTCCAGATCACCTACACGCAGGCCCAGCAGTTCTCCGGGGCGCAGGCCAGTCATCACAGCCAGACGGTAGGCGTGCACGTTCTCATCCGGCTCCACTTTTCCGCGCACCACACGGGTATCGGTGGAGAGCAGCACACGCAGGCTGTCCGGCTGCAGGATCTTCCGCCCCTTCTGGCGAGCGCCCTTCGGAACGGTCAGGTTTTCATCCTCTGGCCGCAGGGTCGTGTACTTATGCTGGCGTGCCCACTTGATAAAGGATACCTCCACGCCCCGGATGCCCTGCAGCGTCTTACGGGAAAGATTGCCCCGGCTCTGGCGCTTGCTGCTCGGATTCAAACAGCCCTCTTTATACGCTCGGTTCAGTACGTCCTGCAGCATTCCTGTGCTCAGGTCGCCAATCTGCCGGGTACCGATCACTGGCAGGATGTAATTTCGCCCATTCTTTTCTACCTGTTCAATGTAGCTGGTGCCTGCCGTAGCCTTGACAGAGATCAGATACTCAGCCCACACCTCAGAGCAGCGCTTTGTGGTATTGCAGATTCCGTCATCCAGCCATGCGTCTGCCTTCCGGTTGGCTTCCCGCTGACCGGTGCGGCCGGGCTTTGCGCTGGTGAACGTCCTGCGCTGGCCGTCCTTCTGCACCTTGATCTGCCAGCGTTTCTGGTTCGGCAGCCACTGGGCGGTATTGGTTCTTCGTCCCATAAAAAATACACCTCCATGGGTACACTTTGACAAGCCCGCCCAAAAGAGGTATAATCGCAGTGTCGAGTGTGCGATGCCCTCTTCTGGGTGAGCCGCTTCTTTTAACGCCTTCGGTGCGCCAACACCGGGGCGTTTTTCTTTTGTTCAACTACCGAGGATTCCTCGGCAACTCATGGCCCAATAGCACTATTTGCAAACGGCAAAACCGTTAGCTTTTCAGTTTACAGATTGAGCAGCCGTGCCTTTTGGGCTTTGTATTCGTCTTCCGTGATTGCGCCCATATCCAACAACTTTTTGAACTTTAACAGCTCGTCTGCGGCACTGGAAGCCCCCTTTTCGTCTTTCGATACAGCGCGGTCTGCAAAAATTTCCTCGCAGAGCTCTAGCACTTTACGGGAATACGTAAAAACAGGCGACGTCATCCGCCCTATGGGGGCGGGATAATCGACGGTAAAAGACATTTTGGGGTCAGACTCTACTGTATGGGAAACAGTCTTTGCAGTGCTGCCTCCAATAATTGCACCAGCAGATCCGGCAACAATACCGCCAACGACGGCTCTTGTGAGCCCACCCTTTGTTTCCGTGACGGTTTTCGTGTCAACCTCCACGGTATAATCGGCCAGTTCATCGAAAGTGAACCATCCCGGAATGCCGCTCACTGTCATAAGTCGTTGTTCCCGATTTACATAAGCAACCATTGTGCCAGGATCCTGCAAGTCTTCAAAGCCCTTTGCGCGCTCCTGACGTTCTTTGAAAAAGGCTCGCTGTTCCTTCATGCTCTTTATAGAAGCCGTCTTATAGTCAACTTTAAAATCCGAAAAGAATGAGCGGCACTTTTTACAGATGAAGCCATCCGTGCAAAGTTCCCGGTCAAAAATCCCGAGCTTTTCTCCACAAATCGCGCAAACAGCCATATTGTACCTCCTTTAATCCTATCAGCCTAGTCTAAATTCAACTTGCCTACACCAGCCCACGACAGAAACCAACAGCCAAACCTTCCACTTCAATTTCGTCCAAATCGGAACCGGTATAAACCATGGGAGGGCATACAGAGGGGTTGTCTGCAATCAGCTGTACCACGCCATTCTGATAATAGCAGTGCTTCAGGGTAGCCTCCTCACCAATGCGCACCGCCGCAATCTGTCCTTGCTCTACTTCCGGCTGACTACGAATGCAAACCACATCACCGTCACAAATGGTAGGGGCCATGCTGTCCCCGTGGCATTCCAACGCAAAATCAGCCCTCCATGCAGCCGGAACACCGACATAGCTTTTGATATTCTGCTCTGCGGTGATGGGTGTGCCGCACGCGATAGAGCCGATCAGGGGGACCTGTACCATTTCGGGCATCGGCATGAACCCCGGCGGGACAACAGGCTTTTGGAGCGAAGTCATGGGAGCATCGTCCACAATAGCACTTTTGGTGATACCAAAGTAGTTTGCCATCTTTTCGACTGCACCCATGCGGGGAGTCTTTAGCCCAAGCTCCCAAGTGGACACTGCCTTATCACTAACCCCGGCAATTTTGCCCAACTCAGATTGAGAAAGACCATGCTCCAAGCGGATTCTCTTTATATTTTCAGCGATGCTCAATTGAATCACTCCTTATATGTAGAGATTACACCAAAAGTAGAGCGTTGTCAACATTGTTTTGAGATTTTTCTACTTAAAGTTCTTGACATTCTACCAAAAGTGGAGTATAGTATTCCCAAGCCCAAACGAAAGGAGGCTAAAATGTTGGGATTCACTGTGAAACAGGCTCGCCAGTACGCTGGATTCACCCAGCGGGAAATGGCGGAAAAACTCGGCGTTTCGCGCGATACATATCGAAAAATCGAAGCGTCGCCTGAAGATGCCACCATTGCAACCGCGAAAAGAATCAGTGAGGTCGTAGGCATTCCTATCGACCAAATTTTTTTCGTCAGTTTGTCTACTTAAAGTAGAGTATTTGAGTGAAGGAGGTGAACCACATGAACGACATCCCGACAACCATCAAGAAGGTGAAAAAGATGAATCACTATCCCCGCACACCGGAAGAACAGGAACAGCTCGACAAGAAGATGCTGGAAGAAACCGAGCGATACTATGCACGCCTTGACCTGAAATACGGTATTGCTTTCGCTCTGTCCATCATTGCGCTGCTCATCAACGTCATCAACCTTTTAAGGCTGTAGCAATGGCAACAAGCAGGCTCAAAACCGACAAACCAAGAGCAATGTTGGCACGCCTTTCAGTTTTTGTGAAATGCTTTTGTTCTTCCAGAGCAACACGGCCACCAGCATTGATCTGATAGGTGTACTCCGGCTCTTCATACTCGTATCGGAACGCATCCTCATCTTCATACCGAAAAACCATTTCACGATTGTGCAGCCAGTCCATTGTTTCAAAGTTCACTGTCATACCTCGCTGGCACATCTGATAAATGGAGAATTGTTCATCCGGGTGCTCATTCAGAAATTCAAGCACCTTCAACGTTTTTGCATCAAGCATCTTTACACTCCCTTCCTTGCTCCAGTATACCGCAGAAGGGAGCCACCAACAAGGAGGTACATCTTCACCATGACAGACATTATCTTATCCACCCAGAACGGCGAGCCGGTGGCATCCAGCCGGGATGTCGCCAAGCGCTTCGGCAAACGCCATGACCACGTTATCCGCGATATTGAGGAACTTATCAAGGGCTTCCCCAAAAATGGGGACACCCCTATGTTCTTCAAGACCGAATACTCCCACCCGCAGAACCACCAGAAGTACCCCATGTACCTGATGAACCGGGACGGGTTCAGCATGCTGGCGATGGGCTTTACTGGCAAGGAGGCCGTACAGTGGAAGCTGAAGTACATCGAAGCCTTCAACCAGATGGAAAAGCAGCTGTCCGCACAGCATAAGAGCCAGCGGGCCGTGCAGGATGCCAACATCCAGAGCGCCATCGACCGGGTGATCGAAGCCCGGAAGAAGCTGGACGAGAACACCGCTTTTCTGGACGAGTGCCGCAAGAACCGCGAGGACAGCAAGGCCAAGTATATGCAGGTCAAGGCCCTGTGCGGCGAGTTCAAGGCCATTTACGGCCAGAATTGCGACACAGTGCGCACCATGGAGAACGTGGTGCGCGGCTCCCAGAGCTACCTTACCAACGCCATTGACAGCCTGACCATCGTTGCCAAGGGCTACCCGTTCTACGCCGCCCTGATGAACAGCCTGCTGGACGAACTGGCACCCGCAAAGAAGGAGGATTGACCTATGGCAAAGAAACCGTTTCTGAAGCTCCGCCGCCTGTACGAGGACGAAGGGCTGCTGCAAAAAGAGCTCAGCGAGCTGTCCGGCATCCCGCTGGACACCCTCAAGGGCCGCCTCAACGCCCCGGAGGATAAGGGCCGCTGGAAAGCCTGCGAGATCGTTAAGCTCTGCAAGGTGCTGCACATTCCGCAGGAACAGATCGGGGCGTATTTCTTCCCGGCAATCGCAAAGGAGGAAAAGACCGCATGAAACCTTATACCCTCGCATCTGAGCGGGCCGCAGCGCCCACTGGATGCGCGTACATCGCACCGCTGTTTTGGAACAAGTGGTTCCGTTGGGGCGGTAGTCAGGCATCTGGCTGCTACCAACTGGGCGGACAAATCAAGGATGAAAGCCACACCGGGCTGCAGATTTTTGCTGATGGCGAATGGCACCCGGTCATCGGATGGGCATTGGACGACTGCAGACCCGCAGTCAATTGTCTTCAGGAGGCAGGAGCATGAATATCAGCCCGAACGCTCAGTTAAAAATCCAGCTGGGGAAGGATGGGAACCCCAAGATTTATGCCTGCGGTACAGAGACGGAACAGAAAGCCCTTTGCGCCGCTCTGATTGCCGGGATTTGCATAGATCAAAGAAATCCGGCAGCATTGCTCAGCATAGTGACTACTGCCGCAGACCTCATGGACAGAATGGAGGAATCTCCCAATGAAGATTAAATCCCGCGTCTGGTACTGGCTGGCTGCTGCCAGCGGTGCCGTAAGTCTGCTGTACGGCATGGGCATCGAGGGCGGTGCACAGCTGGGCAGCTCCATCTCTGACAGCCAGTTCGTCACAGCCCTGTGCCTGGTTCTGGCAGCGGTAGCGTTCCTGCGGCTGGGCTTTGCGGCTGAAGCCGAGGAAAACCGCCGGCATTGTGGCAGGATCAGACGTACCCATGCCCGTAACCCGGAGTACCCGGAGAATCAGGAGCGTGGAGCATGAGTGAGATCGAAGAGCGAGCGCTGGAAGCTGCCCGTATTCTTCGGGACTTCTGCGGAGAATGGGATTGCACCATCTGCCCATTCATAGAGGACGTTTACTGTCGTCTGTCACAACATTCCCCTGTTTGCTGGAAGATTCCAAACAAAGAGCCCGCCCGTGCTGGTAACACGGACGAGCCCAAAGGGTGATGGAATTCACAAGCCCCATCACCCTTGATGATATCACATCAGAAAGGATTTTACAAATGAAAGGTATTTTAGCCGAACCGGGCAAGGCTCCGGTGATCGCATCCCTGCCCGACAGCCTGTGGGCCATTGAGAACCGGCTGGGCACTCCCTGCGAGATGATCGTGCTGCCCCGCACCCCGGCGGTGCTGTTCGTGGGCCGGTACGATGGCCCCATCCAGCCCGCCAGCCTGCTCAACCGGACATACCGGGGCCGCCAGCTTTACGGGCCCATCCTCTGCTACGGCTGGAAGGGCAACAACATCCAGCCCATGAACAAGGATGTGCAGACCGAGATGCTGGACCGCCTGAAGGGCACGGAGGTGAAAGTGTGACCACCTATATCTGCAAATGCGGACGGCGAGTGAAGAAATCCACCGATGCCAGTACCACTGGAAAACGCCTATCTGGTTACGCACCCGGCCATGAGTGCTGGGGATGCCCCTATGCCATGCCATACGGAGACTTTCAATGGGATGAAAGTGCTAGAACTGTCAGCCGGGAGACTCGGGGCTACGAGTGCCGGATGAGCAAGACCCTCACTTATGCGTCAGAGTTCGCTGGCTCTGTCAAGGATAAATGCACCTGTCGAGTGCATAGTCTGGACTTCGACTTTCTGTCTCAGGTCTCCGCATGGATCAAAGACACTTATCCAGACAGAGAGATTTTCGGCTCATTTTCCAAAGATATTCGTGCATCGGACTATGGATCTGACGGGCGCTATTGCCTGACAATCACATGCACTCAGAATCTGAAAGGTGTTGCCGCAAAAAGAGAGCTGTTTGGTCAGTTTTTCAATCCAGATGGAAGCCGCAAGGACATGACACCGCAGCAGGAAATGGAAAAGATTCTTGCCGACATCAAAAAAGCAAAGGAGATTCTCTCATGTGCACCTGCCCAGAATGCGGATGCTGCTGTGACTACGGCAGAGAATGCTGTCCCGACTGCCACAGCGGCAACGCCGACCATCTCGGAGAGCGGGGCGGATGTAAGCGCATCGACCCCCGCGACATCCCTGCAGAACTGCGAATCGGCCCCTGCCGCATCGGCGGGCGGTTCTTCTGTATCAACAGCTGGTGCCATGCAGGACAAGCCCCTGACCACCGTGCCGGATGAGATGCGCCCGACGTTCGACTATTCCGGCCTGACTGACCAGACCGTGGAGGACCTGCACTTTGCCGAGGACGAATACCGCCACGGCAAACAGATGGCCGAGCGCGGCCTTGTCCACATGGGCAATGCCATTGCCGCCGCCCATGATGCGCTGTGCGGAGTTGTCCAATTGTTGGACAACTCAAAGCATGGCAATCGCGGGGATGATTCTTTTCGGGCATGGTGCTGCTCTATCGGCATCACAAAGTCAACCGCCTACAACCTGCTGCAAGTCTCTGCCCTGATGGACGGCAGCAGCCCCCGCCAGCAGGCTATTCTGGAAGCCCTGCCGCCCACCCTGCTGTACGCCGTGGCAAAGCCCAGTGCCCCGCAGGAGCTAGTGGAGAAGGTCAAGAACGGTGAGGTCACCACAAACAAAGCCTATCAGGATCTGCTCAAGGAAAACCAGCAGCTCCGCACCGAGCGGGACAAGGCCCGCGCCGACCAGCTGAGCACCGCCAAAGACTGCAACCGGCTGGGTCTGAAGGCCTCGCAGGAAAAAGACCGTGCAGACAAGGCCGAGGCCCGGGAAGAAGAAGCCTGGAAGATGCAGAGCAAGGCCGAAACCCGGGCGCAGGAGGCCGAGAAGCAGCTGGAGGGTTCCCGGCAAATGGCCGAAGCGGCCAAGCTCCGGGGCGACAAGCTCAAGGCCGAGAACGACGCGCTCAAGAAGCAGCCCATCACCGCGGTGGTGGACAAGGAAGAGGTGGAGCGTCAGGCCAGGGAAATGGCCGCCGAGATGACCGCCGACCTGCGGGCACAACTGGAACAGGCCTCTTCCGGCAGCGAACAGGATGCCCACAGCTCCTATGACAACGTGCTGCTGGCCGACCGCTCT